GATTTGCAAAGAGCCATCAAGTTCTCTCTATCATGCGTGCCACCTTGAGAAAGAGGCTTTATATGGTGTATCTGCTCGGTTGGTGTGTAGACACCATTCTCAAGGCACCTTTCACAAAGCGGGTGGGCAGCAGCATAGCTGTCACGGATACGTTTCCATGCACGTCCGTAGCGACGCTTAGCATTCGGGTCTCGGTCATACTTCTCGTAGCGTTTGGCTTCCTTCTTTTCATGCTCCGGACAGAAGCGTCCGTCTGTCAGATCAGGGCATCCGGGATAGGAGCAGGGACGTTTTGGTTTTCTTGGCATCGTATTCCTCCTTCCTTTTGGGCATAAGAAAAGCCCTGTAGGATTGATTCCCACAAGGCTCTCTGCGATTATCACTTTCGCTAGTATAATAATATCAGAAGAGCTTAGTGTCTTTCTATGTCATTTCATGTCCACCTTCATAGGAAGCAGGAACTTTTACTTCTTCCAGTGCCTTTCCATGAAGTTTGTGGATGTAACGAAGCTCATATCCCATATCAACAGCAATCTGCTCCCATGTGATAAAGCAGAGGTAGCGTTCCTCAAGCAAGGTCTGGTATTCTGTATTGCCGACCTGTTTGATAACCTCTATGATTTCCTTCTTTAACGCCACCAGCTCCACAACGTCTTTGCTGATTTCATCCTCCAGCTCGATGATATCAAGAATGGCGGATTCCATTCGAGAGCCTTCACGGTTAGGGCTCTTTGGCATATCGGAGTAGGACGGTGTGCAACAGGTAGCTAATTCATTTAAGGAATCTATCTGTAACAGTTTGCTTTTGATTCTATTATCTAAGTAGCGTGCTTGAGATAAGTATTCTTTTGCAGTCATTGATTGGTACCTCCGAAAAAATAGATTTCCCTCGGATTGGCACGGATTGTCGTATTTTGTTGAAGATTGTCATAGGTTTGCTTTTACCGCATCGATAAGGGCATTCTGGGTCAGTTCCTTTTTGGAGAGAGCCTTTAAGATACGCTCATCAATGGTCCCTTTGGTGATGATGTGTTCTATCACCACGGTTCCGGAAGTCTGCCCCTGTCTCCAGAGACGGGCGTTGGTCTGCTGATATAATTCCAGTGACCATGTCAGCCCGAACCAGATGAGGGTGGAACCGCCAGCCTGTAGGTTGAGCCCATGACCGGCAGAAGCAGGGTGAATGACTGCGACAGGTATCTTTCCGGTATTCCAGTCGGTGATGTCCTTGCTGGATTTTATTTCTCTCACATCAAAGCGTTTCTTTATACGGGAGAGGTCGTGCTTGAACCAGTAAGCCACAAGGACCGGTTTGCCGTTTGCGGATTCGATGATATCCTCCAGAGCATCCAACTTTCGGTCATGAAACTCAATGGTGTCACCGGTATCCGAATAAATAGCTCCGTTGGCAAGCTGGGATAGCTTTCCGGTGAGAGAAGCAGCATTGGCAGCAGTAATTTCTCCATCAGGGAGCTCCAACACCAGCTCCTGCTTTAATTCCTCGTATCGGGTCACTTCATCATCGGATAAATGGACCTCGTATTCGGAGGAGATAAGTTCTGGCATTTTCAGGTGGTCTGTCGATTTCATGGAGATGGTGATATCAGAAATCTGGCTATAGATGCGTTCCTCTGCATAGGGCTGTGGCTTGTAGGAATAAATGATCTGTCCATTCCTCTTGTCCGGCACGAAGTAGTTGTTTCGGTACTCGGTAATGAAGCGTCCGAGGCGTTTTCCTAAATCCAGAAGTCGGAACTCAGCCCATAAATCCATGAGACCGTTACTGCTTGGCGTTCCGGTCAGGCCAATGATACGTTTGACCTTGGGCCTTACCTTCAGGAGAGATTTAAACCTCTTAGAATTGTGATTCTTGAAGGATGATAGCTCGTCGATGACCACCATATCATGGTCAAATGGAAAGCCACTGGACTCGATGAGCCACTGTAGGTTTTCTCTATTGATGATGGTGATATCAGCACCAGCCATCAAAGCTGCTTTTCGCTCTTTCGGTGTTCCCACACAGACAGCGAAGGTCAGATGTTTCAGGTGCTGCCATTTTTTGATTTCCGCAGGCCATGTGTCCCTGGCAACTCGAAGTGGGGCGACCACCAGAATGCGATGGGCTTCAAAGCTATCGAATAGAAGGTCTGCGATGGCAGTCAGGGAAATGACCGTTTTTCCAAGACCCATATCGAGCAGGACTGCTGCCACAGGATGTGTCTCAATATAATCAATGGCATATGCCTGATAATCATGAGGTGCGAAGTTCATCAATCATTCCTCCAATCTGTTCGATGCTATCAATTACATAGACACGAAAGCCCAAAGAGCGAAGGAGCCTGTGCCTTGCCTTTTGCAATGGGCGTGGGGATTCTCCCGGCGTCTTTAATTCTGCAAAGGCAAACTTCCCATCAGGTAATAAGATAAGGCGGTCGGGCATCCCTGCGAAAGAGGGAGATACGAACTTCGGTGCGATACCACCAGCCTTTTTTACTGCGGTTGTCAATTTCTTTTCTATCGTTTTTTCTAACATACTTGTCCTCCATCAGGCCGTTAATTTGAAGATGTGCAAGGTGTATCAATGGTATTTTCCATACTTTTTCTTATTGATATTTTTATAGGGCTAAGAAATGTTTTATATAACACATTGATACACCTTGTCATTTGTGGCCTTAATTCATAAAATCCTCGTCTGCACCCGTATCTTCACGTAAGCGCAGACCCTTAAAGTAACGCTTTCTGCTCACGGTGATTCGCTCAAAACCAGCCTTCTCCAGAGCAAAGTAGAAGTCAGCGGTACTGCGCACATACTCATTGCAGTCTAAAGAATAGTTGCGGTAAGCCTGATAAAGAGAAGAGGAGCTTTCTTTATAGGACGGGTCGACCTCACATTTATCTGCAAGGAAGTGACCGAACCAGTCGTTCTGACTGCGGTATTCATCGATAGCTTCCTGCACGCAATCCGGCACGGGAATCTGGTAATTAGATTCGATGACTTTCTTGGCACCTTCGATGACCCACGCCAAAATGCTGCCGCCAGCGTTATCGTAAAGGTACTCGCTATAATTCTTGATGTCGCTGCTGCCGGTAATCTTGGCATTGAACGGGATGACGATAAGTCGTCTCCAGATGCCGTCATCGGATGCAGAGACACGAGGCAGATGGTTGGTGTAAAGCACCAGTGTGTGGCAGGGCTTAAAAGAGAACGGATCCTTGTATTTCTTCTCTGCAAAGACATCATCGGTGGAGCAGAGCTGCTTAACGGTGGAATCGTTCAGACGAGCACCTTCCTGCATTTCGGCTGCGATGAGGAGTCTTTTTCCTTTGACCTCAGCCATTTCCGGTTTAATGTTTCTGCGGCATCCGACAGTGAGCGTATCTGCAGAAATGTTACCGGAGTAAAGCCCAAGCACTCTGGAAATAGCATTCCAGAAGGTGGATTTGCCGTTACGTCCATCACCGTAGGCGATGATGAGCGCCTCCACATAGACCTTGCCGATGGCAGCCAGACCGCAAATCATCTGAACATAATCGATGAGTTCCTGATTACCCTGAAAGATGAGGTCAAGGCAGTCCAGCCAAATCTGCTGTCCTTTGTAATTTGGAGATACCGATGTGATTTTGGTAATGAAATCCTCCGGCAGATGTTCTCTGGCACCGACCATTCCTTTACGAAGATCATAGGTCGCTTCCGGTGTACACAAAGCGAAGCAATCGGCATCAAGGTCACGAGGTGAGATTTCCAGCATCGGACGAGACTCCTTCAGTGTAGAAGTAATGTTCTTGGAGTCCCTGCGCTTTACAGCAAACTGCTGGTATGCCTTTGCTGCCAGAAATTCCTGATAGGCTTCCAGCTGGTCCTCATTCATAACCTGTTCGGCCTTGCTTTTAGACATGGAGTCGAGCAGGGATTGTGCGCCGGAGTTCTTCAGTTTATCGAGGGATTCGAGCATATCGTTGCCAGCTTCCTTTAGTTGCCTTCTGGTAAGTTCGTGCGCCACTGCCTGTGCACCCGGTTCGGATTCCTGCCAGTAATGGTCAGAGTATCGGATGAAGTGGGTGGCTGGAGAGTAGCGGAGCTCACCAGAAAAGTATTTTGCTAACACCTCAGCTTGTCCAACATCGGAAAAATCTCCGGGTTTGTAACAGGAAGGATCATTATATACTTCCGGTGCAATGTAGCCGTCCTGCTGGGAAAGTCTTGCATAAAAACGTTGGGCACTGTGCCAGATAGTAGTGAGCTCGGCTGCTTCCAGTGGAGGTGTGCACTTTGTCGATTCCTCCATAAATGTTTGATATGCTTTGTCGCTATCTCCGTATTTCTTGATAACACGACCGGCGAAACGAGACATGGTTGCATTTCGGCTTCCTTCCGGAATAGAGGATCCATCGTATTGACCATCTGGTAAATCTTCATCGAACAGGTCCTCATCCAAAAACTCCGTCAGATTCATGCGTCCCGGATAAAGGACAACATCTGCAGTGGTCGTTCCAAAAAAGAAACGTGCTGCGTCCAGTGCCTGTGTATCAAAATACGGGAAGATGGAATTGACTAACTTTTTCATATCGCTGTAAAGAGAAGCGTCGGTCGCATATTCGATTGGAAACAGGACATGAAACTTTGGCCTTGCCGCCTTGCCGTTTTTCTCACGGTTATTGTAGCGGCTATAGTGGATCGCAAAGCTGACGCCAGGAAAGGCCTGCATGATATCATCAGGAGTGACCCAGTCATCCGGATTTTCAGAGTGGTCGTTATCGCAATCCACAGGAAGGCAGTCGCTGCCAATGAAATTATCGCCATTGCGGTAACTGTTTTTATATTCTGCACAGACATAATCATGGCAGATAGCAGCTTTCAGGCTGTCCTCATCTAAGATGACATGTTTGTGCGGATAGGAGCAGTTGCCAGGATTACCGGTAACGTCTGCAGAATAAATGGTGAACATTAGTCATACACCTCCTTGGATTCATCTTCCAGAACCTTGGTGATAAATTTTAAAGCACGGATCATAGTTTCCAGTTCGCAATCACCACCGAGGCAAACCTCGAAACCGTTACTGCCACAGCGAGTGGTATAGCTATGGATTTCCATGTCTGTGCAGGCTGCATCTTGAATACGAAAATAGGTGCGTCCACCGTGACCGGTATCACCGCCACAATAGCCCGTGGTTCCAGCCTCAACTTCTAAGATGTTGCAGCTGACCACATCTCTGCTATATGTTGTGATTTCAGTTCCGTCCTTTAATATTCTTGAATTTTCTTTTACTTCGTACATGTGTTAAACCTCCTCAAGATTTTCAGTGAAATAGCGCAGGCGGTAATTTTTCCACTTGGCTCGTTTGATTTCTGTTTCCATGCCAGGAGATATATGACTTCCAAAGACCCAGACTTCAGAACATTTGCTCATGATGGCATTTCCAAAGAAAAGACCAAGTTCACGTTCTTTCGGATCGTTGTCGTTCAAAAACTGTGGAAACAGCAGATGTGGCGCGATGGGGATGTATCCTTGCTTTACTGCAAAGCGGCTGTAGGATCTGGCAGCAGCTACGTTCTTTTCCAGCAAAGGGAGAGCAGATATACACGATTGGTCTGAAAGCTCTTAGCGCACGGGTCTCGTTTTCGATTGAAGAAAGAGCACCGAAAGCAGTAGGGTCAGGATAGCCTTCGTTGTTGTATTTGCTTATTGACACGTCAGGTTCCTCCTTTCCGGATGGACATGGAAAAAGGACGCCCATCTCAAATATCCATTGGAGATGAACGTCCCATTTTGACGAAAAACAGAAATGAAATTTTTATCTCCACTACTAAATGGAGATGAGTTTGCCGTTTGGCCGAAAAAATCTAATCTTTTTTATAAAAAGGTGTCGTATAGCCATCGGCTCTTAAAAGCAGTCCCTTGGCCCAAGGAGGTGTGCGGCCCATTTGCTCACAAACTGCATCCAACGACATACTGGAATCCGCTTCGATGACAACTTCATCGTGAATATGCATGACGATAGAACAGCAGCGGAGTGTCTGCATAGCATAGCAGAGAATATCACGGGCAGTTGCCTGTACGATGTTCTCAACAAATTTCGGACCGTAGGAATCGAGACGTTCCCACTTCTTTGTGCCGCCGATGCCTTCATAGGTGATACATTGGCCACCGAACTTATTGGTTCCAACCTTTGGCTTTACATACGCCAACTTTCTCCCTGATGGGAGAGTAATAAAGAGTATGCCACTCCTGCAGGTGAAGATCAGACCATATTCGGAAGTTGTGTGCTTGAACTTTACGGCTTCCATGACAGCATGATCAACATCCCACCAAAATTTCACAATGTTCGGATTGGACTGTCGCCATGCATCCACCAGCGGAGGAAGTTCTTCTTCGGTAAGCCCCATATCCAGAGCACCCATTGCTTTTAGTGCACCCACAGAACCACCGTATCCAAGGGCAAGTTCTGCAATTTTACCTTTTTGACGGAGGTGGCCATTGATACCATGTTTTTCTACAGGAACTTTGAACATTTGCGATGCAGAGGCACAGTAGATGTCGCCGCCTTTGGCAAAGACATCTTGTCGCCATTTTTCACCAGCAAACCATGCAATGACACGGGCCTCAATAGCAGAAAAGTCAGCCACCAGAAATTGTGCACCTTCTCTGGGAATAAAAGCAGTACGAATGAGCTGGGAAAGGGTATCTGGCACATCTTCGTAGAGAAGTTCCACAGCTTCAAAGTTACCGGAGCACACCAGAGAGCGAGCCTCTGCAAGGTCTGATAGATGGTTTTGCGGTAGGTTTTGCAGTTGAATATTTCGACCGGAGAATCTGCCGGTTCGATTGGCACCATAAAACTGGAACATACCACGGGCACGCCCATCGGCGCAGACGGTCTTTTCCATTGCCTGATATTTACGGACGGAGGATTTGGCCAGCTGCTGCCTTAAAGTAAGAACCTGAGAGAGCTTCGGAGAAGCAGATTTCAAGAGCTCTGCAACAGTTTTCTTGCCGAGGGTATCTGTTTGCAATCCATTATCTGAAAGCCATGCTTTCATTTGTTGGACGGAATTTGGATTTTCCAGCTGTGTGATTTCCTTCATTGTATCGACCAGTTGCGTTCTGGAGCGAGTATCCATTTCAATGGCAGCAGTAACAAGATCCATGTCTAAGTGTACGCCACGGTCATTGATTTCTTGGTCCATATGGTATTCATCCCAGACATGAGCCGGAACGGGAAACTTTGCGAGCCTCTGTTGGATGCTCATTTCAGTCTCCACATCACGGACATTATATTTTTTGAACATGGCCCATTTATCCGGAGCATGGAAGGGGAGATTTCTTGTACGCTGCCCATTGGTCTTAGTAGGAGCACAGGGCTGGCAAAAATATTTGATGAGGTCTTTTCCTTCTGAGAGCTTTTGTTTTTCTAAACCGAGAACAGCACCGACACCTTCCAAGGAGAGTGGGAGTCCCATCGTAGCTGCCCAAATCATAGAGCAACGCCAGCTTTCTGGTTCCAGATATTCTCCGGACGGATATCCTAAGAAACGAGAAAGACAGATGCGTTCAAAGGTAGCGTTGAAGGCCCACTTGATGACATTTTTATCTTCCAGGGCGAGAAGGATTTCTTTTGGAATCTGTTCTCTGCAGGCAAGGTCAATCACCTGAACGGGCTGGTTATCTGCGCTATAGGCAAAGAGTAAGATTTCAAAATTGGGAGACTCCACATAGCGATAGACGCCTGTTTTCTGAAGAGGCACATCACTGTAGGTCTCAATATCAATGCTAAGTGTTTTCATGAGATTGTCCTTTCTACAAAACAGGCAGCAGAGAAATCCCTGCCGCCTGCCGTGTTATTGTTTATCTTTATTGGATTTGTATTTAATGATGTCACGGCGGATGTGGTATACCGCATAGCGGATAAGATAGAGAATGATTTTCCCTACGTTATAAATGATGAAGCCATATACCGCTACAAAAAAGGTGTATGCGATGACATTAGCGATAAATAGATTTAAGATTTCTGCAAATTCATTCATAGATTGTCTCCTTTTGTCGAAAGATGTGCTGACGACAGCGGAACCACCGCCAGCAGGTTGATAGATTACTTAAAGTCCTTCATGCGCTTTTCGTGGTATTCGAGATCACGCTTGCCCTTTTCCTGTTCACGCTTTTCGCGTCTATGGTCATTGATGATACTCTGAATCATAGAGACTGCAGTAGTAAGGCCAACACACGCGAAGCAGCCGATACAGATGTTTACAAGAATTGTGCTAATCATGATTGTTTCCATAGTTTGTCACCTCCATTAATCAAGGAAATCATCATCGTCATCAGTTGCAAAGTCAGATTCAGCAGAAGCCTTACCACCAAGAGGCTCACCATCACGAATCTTCTGCAGATTGTTAAGACCGCAGGCGATGCCCTTATTACCAGAGCTGTTGAAAGCGTAGAAGCTGATGCTGGCGCGACCGTAGACTCCAGAGTAAACCTCAGAACGAGTGAGGATAGGATTGCGGTCTGCATCTACGATGCCCGGAGCAGAGGTTGCATTGGCATTCACAAAGTAGCTGCCAGCGTAAGCAGGGTCGTCCGGTCTTTCAAGGTCGCCATCACGAAGAGGAGTCTTAAGTACGGAAAGAGCTGGTACGGACTTGCCATTACCCTTGAGCTTTGCTTCCCCTTCACGGTATGCAGCCTCGATAGCAGCTTCAATCTTTGCGACAGTCTTGGTGTCAGATTTTGGGATGATCAGGCTGACACTGTACTTCGGAGTGCCACCGTTGATGGATTTCGGTTCCCAGACGTTGGCGTAGCTCCAGCGTGTGTTAGGACCAGTGATAACCTTCATGGGATTTGTCATTTTTGCATTTTTACTCATTGTCATATTCCTCCATAAAATCATTTTTTGCTGTGTTCATTGCCGGGCGTTTATCGCTCTCCGGCACAAGAGTAGGTTTGCCTTGTGGCTTTTCGATATAGGCTGCAAGAAGTTCTTCGAAGCGAGACTTACCGAGCAGCTTTTGCATGGCTGTGATACCAAGTAGTTTCTTTTCGTAAGGGTCAAAACCAGCAGCTTTGACAGCTTTCGACACTGCGTCTTCGCTGGTATATCTGCGGTTGGAGCGCCCCTCGACCAGTTTCCAACCAGTCCATTCTTTACCGCTGATTGCCTGCTGAAGCGCATACTCCTTGATGTCATTGGCCCAGGAGACCAGTTCGTCGACACGGGAGAGGATGACTTCAATTTCTGAATCCTCCAACAGTGGCGGCAACTTGAAATCGTGCTGTGCGAGTAGAAGATTGGCTTCAGCTCTGGCTCGGCATTCATGTTTTGCCTTACAGAATCCGCACCATTCACCACACAGGAAATTTCCATCGCCGGCAAAGGCAAGGTCTGCGGTAGGCTTCAGAACTTCATCGGCCCATTGATACAGGTCGTCCTTGCTGACTTCGTAGGTAGAAATGTTCTGGCGTCTGGGCTGGTAGATAGTCATGCTGACCGTATCGATGTCATAGATGTCATCGAAGAGCTCCAGAGCGCCAAGGGCGTAACACTTCATCTGCGGATTGTCTTCAGCGGATACGAGAATTCCAAGACCGTGCTTGTAGTCAATTACGTGCATGGTACCGTCGCTGATGAGAATGGCATCAGATGTTCCGAAGCCTTGTTCTACCCAACGGGAGAAGTCCACTCGCTGTTCGATCAGAACAACCGGGTCGGAGCAGATCTGCTTGGCATCTTCTAAAAGCTCCATAATAAAGCTGGTGTATCCGGTAGCACAATCTTCCATTTCGGTGTTGTACCAGTCGAGACTTTTTGTTGGATCAGTAGCTTTCATGCCAAGTGCTTTGCGGAGCTTGTACTCACAAAGAGAGTGGGCATCGGTGCCTTCTGCAGCATAATCACTACCTTTATCCTCGTAGGTTTCGCAGAGCCTTGCTGATGGTGGACAGTGGAGCCAGCGGTCAGACGAGGATGCGGAGAGGATTGCATGTCCTTTAGGTGGCATATTAGAGCACCTCCGCTTCCCTGAGCAGGGCTTCATAATGTTTCGGGTCTACGAGTGACAACTTGCTTGCACCGTACTTTTTAAGAAGTTCTCGAATTTCAGCTGTATGTCCAGCACGAGATTTATCCGCCAGAACAGCTCGAACCTCCTCAAGGGTCAGTGCAGGTTTTGCAGGAGTAGCAGGGGCTTCTGTTTTTTCATTGGTTTCGGATGCTCCTCCAAACTGCTGTGCGAGCCAGTTTGCTGCATCGTTAATAGCAGTGGCAGCATTTCTCAGCTCTTCGATGGTCATAGCCATATCGTTCATTTTTGACATTTACTTTTCCTCCTCCCTCGGATTGTCTGTGTGTGGCGATGATTCTGAGATTCTTCGCCATTCTTGCGGATACTTGACTGATTGCAGTGAGAGTAGCAATCACTTCTGCGTCAGTGTCGCTTCTGTTGTGAAAAGTCTTATTCACGATGTTCACCTCGCTTTCTGTAGGTCGCTTTGTTTCGCCTTACACTACTCAATGGA